CACCTTTGGCCTTGGCACCTGGGCATCTCCAGTGCATTTGTCCCGGGTGCATGTTGGCACCATAAGCAAAGTACAAGTTATCTGTAGTCATATATGTGTGCCATGACACCGTATTTGAGTTTCATAAAAACAGCATCCTGATCACTGCGGAAAAACCAGGTCATGTGTTCGGTTGATATATCGGTGATGTAACGATCACCAGGCAAGCCAAAGGTTTCAATGCACCAGACGCTGATATCGTTCCACTGCGTTTCATTTTCGGCGCCCGCACCCCATAATATGGTCACAGGATGACTGTAATCAGGATCTTTCAATATAGTTTTTCCTGATATAATCATCACACCAGGCTATGTCGCCGGGTGCATAATACAAGTGATTGTCCTTGATGCCAAAATGATTGCAAAAACTCTGCCCGTATCTGACGCCATGCAAGGCTTCCCAGATGTAGTCGCGTTTCCATTGGTCGTAATCTGACACTGCAATTGGATATTGTACTGGACCAGAGTCATCAGCAAAAGCTACCATTTGTTCAAACACACGTTCCCCCGTCATAGTCAAAGCACCTTGAATAGGCCATAAACATAAACCAACAACAACGAAGCATTGACCACGATCAAGCTCCACTCACGCCACATGATGCTGGTAATCAACCAGGCCAGGCTACCCAGATTTAAGAGATAAATGCTGGTAGGGTGTATGCCTTCTACTATGGCCAGGGCGGCCAGCAACATTATGGCTGTGCTGACCCATTTCATTGTTTCTACTGCGGATAGTTTCTTCATCTTAATATTATACTACTTGATTGCCATTGTTGTCAACTTCTACCCAGGTATAATCACCCAACCATTTGACGCGGCAGACGTAGTCCCAATCCCGGGGTTGGCCCGTGGTCCAATCACTTGGTCCGGTTTGGACCAAGATGGTGCCACCGTGCCGTAAATCGTGTGCCAACCAATAGCACTGCCCGTGGTAAATTTGGAAACTATACTTGGCTGCATGTACCCAATCCGTAATCTGTAACCGCCGTTTTACTGCTTCGGCCTGCTGTTGTAGCACAGCCACAAGAGCCATGATACGATCATATTCCTGTTGTGCATGCATGCGAGATACATTCAACATTATATCCTTTTGCTGTTTTATGGGAACTAAATCAAATTTTGGTCCCCCAACTTCAGTAGGATACGGCGTCACATTCTTGTTGAAAAACTCTATGAGTTCGCCTGATGCAGTGGAATCATAACTTTGACGACCATCAGCAAGATTGCTTTTTTCTTTGTTTAATGGATTTCTTGGATCGTCTGGTGGCAAAATCATTCCCATTATTTGATCAACATCCATCCTTTGGTATGAGTTCTTTTTCCGTAAATAACTCTACCAACATCGCCGTGATTCAACTTATAATATCTGGCTAATTCGTCGCGTGTCATAAAAACCTTTTCACCAGTGTCACGATTGAACCATTGACGAATGGTTGGGTCGTGGAGATAGTGATTTTTTCCTGTGATTTTTTCTACTACTTCAGGATGATTCATTGGATTATCATTTAAGAATTTTTGTCTCCATAACTCTCTATTATGTTCTAATAATCTGGGATTGTGTTTGGTCATACGTTCTTTGACATGTGGCAAGTGAGCAGGATTGCGATTACCCGACATATTATCTTTGAACTTTTGAGTTTTTGACACATGTTTATCGCCCATGGCCAACATGCGTTGTCTGGCTCGTTCTCTATTCTCTTTGGTTTTAGCAGGATTTATATATCCAGGTCGTTTGGAATGATGGTAGGACCCAGACACAAATCCTTGACCTTCTTCTGGCTGTAGATTGGCCCATTCATCTGAATCCACTACATTCCAAAGTTTAGAATAATATTGCCCTACCGTTTTGATTTCTTCTGGATCTTCAGTTTCCAAAAGTATTTGGGTAGAAAAATCTTTTCCGTGTTGTTTAAGATGTTGCGTCCAATACACTCCACTACCGGGATAGAGATGCGGATCCGACTCTGTGGTTTTGCCAAGATACTTTAGCCCAGTTTGATTATGGGTCTTGACATACAGGTAAATAGGCATGCTGACATTCCTTACAATGTTAGAGTAGTTGGATCTGCCAGGATCGCGAACTACACCTTTACTTATCTTTTATCTTGAAATAATTCTTCTATACGACGCACCGGATCTACTTCAGTTTCTTCCAGTGGTTCTTCTTCGACATCTTGTCTAATGATTCGTGCGTGTTCTGGATAAGCGTCATACTGATTGCGAACTTTAACAATAGCCTTGTGTAATGCTTGCTGTTCGCTTGCGGCTTGAACTTTAACCGTGTAGCCACTGTTTTCTTCATCTACTACTCGCACCATGTATTCTTGAGTTTCTTCTTTAATGCCTCGACTTGCTGTTCCAGCTTGCAGGCGTTCTTCTTCACGATCTAAATCGGCGTCAGATACCGTGCGTTTAACTACACCATTTACATTACGGCCATCTTTAGTAGTGCCAGACCAGTATAAGTCACCAGTTATTTTATCCGCACCTAACCCGCCTAATGTAATGCCAGCTTCTTTAGCCAATAAACTCATGTGGTGATATTCTGCGTCATTTAGAGCACGAACTTTATCGTTAGAATCAGTCTGAGCCGACTCGATTAAATCCATCATTTCGCGTAGTGTTTTCATACCTTGAACTCCATATTCGGGGCTATATCATTATCAAATATTTGTGCCATTTGTTTCCATAAAAATTCACGATCTTTTTGCGTCATTCCGGCTTCAAACGCATAAGCATCTTCACGCTTATCTAAACCGTAATCATGTCTATAAGTAAAGCACATTGATGTAATAATATCTTCTCGGGTTTTCATAGTAATAATATTTATGCTTTTGGCACCCTAATCTCTACACAAGTTTAATAATGTTAAATAATGCTCATATGCCTGTTTGACTGCTGGATTTTTAATTCTAACACGCTCATCTTTGCGATGCTGGGCCAATATTTTTTCTGATCTAACACTTCGTTGATGCCACTCTTGTTCGGCTCGGTCATAGTGTTCCAATAGTTGCTCTAACTCCGCAAGGCGATCTGCGGGCATGGTTAAATCCACGCACTCAACTTCTTCGGCAACATCACTAATGTCATATATCACGGCATCGTCGATGTAGGCGTTCCATACAGCCGAATTATGTCCCGGCTTTTTCATACGACGCAATCTACGCTGACTTGGTCGCACTAACATTTCAAACTCGTGATAGAATTCTTTCATTTTTGTTAGACTTATTGTAATTCTAAGTTTGACAAACGCCAGTACCTGGTTCGAATATGACTGCCACGCAGGGCTTGCAGTTGTGCACCAGCTTTGATTTGTAGTTCTGGTTGACGGAATAGGCTTCTAAACAAAGATATCAATTTGTTGTCTGTTTTAACTTCATACACGCAACGATGGTCACTGGTGTCCTTGAACCAGAATTGCGCAAAGTCTCCTGATTTGCGACTCTTTAGCACTTCGCGAATAGGAGTCAATCGAGTATGACTTGTAACACTATACATACCAGGGCCATCCAATTCAATTTGTGATGCGCCTTCAAACACTTGATCAAGAGCTAGATCTTCCTGCCAAAAGTAAGGCAGTCTGTACAACATACCCAGTTCATCTGTTTTGAGTGGGCGTATATCACTCAAGAAAGCATTCATCTTGTACTGAAACTCGGTGGGTGTTTGACCTTGTAGCACCTTCATGGTGCTACGATGCAAGAAATACTTTCTTAACTCGTGTGCCATTTCACGAGCTTCGGGTGCAACTTGGCCTAGTTCGTCTATGGAGATCCAACGACAACGCGGATTTTTAAGCCACATCAGGTAGCTGGTAATACTGAGAGCCACTGGATCATCTTTAAAAACAGCATCAGATGCATGTTTGGGTTGTTGTGACTTTACTAGGTCTTTCAAATTATCAATATCAAAGTCATCACCAACTTCAAACACAGTGTTGGTGTAAACCCTGGGTGGATGTATCAGCGTTGACATAATTTACTCCCATTTTAACTTGAATAGCACTGCATCTGATTCGTAGCGGAATCCATAAACATCTCTCATGACATCGTAGTTCCAACGATCTCTGAATTGGCCAAAGGTTTCTTCACACCAGGCAAATTGGTCATTGAATGTGCGTTGATTTCTGTTGTGGCCGGGAACCACTATGATATCCATGTTAGTCCCAGAGATTTTCGTAGTATTTGCCAAACAAACGGAAGCCATTGGTGATACGTTCCTGTACCTTCTGCATGCCTTCCATGTCAACCGTATGGGTATCATTGGGACCTTTGCGCATTTCGTAAAAACGGTGCTCACCCTTGGGCACTTCGTTGCCGTCCTTGTCCACAGGCACCCATTGGATGTCGTGCTCGCCGCTATGAAACTCACTGGCCCAGTCTTCTTTACACTTCATTTCAAACGCAAAGATCATTTCGGCCAGAATCCAGTCCCAACGCATGTGGTGTAGACTATCAGTGTCCCACTCGTTTTCCTTGGGTTGTGCCATGTGACTGCGTAGGTATTCGGGCACATCCTCATCGTCGGTGTTGGGGCTACCGTGCTTGGTTTTCTGCAACTGCTTTAGCATGGGCAAAATAATGTCGGCCAGGGTATGATCCATGCTCCAGGTATCCCATGGATCGATCTTCACATAATCAATTCTTGGATGTATTTTGTCCAAGAACCATTGCAGGGCCTGGCTGATGGGACTGAGTCTGTCAGCCCAGCGTTCTACCCAGTCGGGTGGCTCAATGTACTTGTATTTGCCCTCAGCTTCGTCTATGGCTGATTGCAGGCTACTGGTACGACCACATCGGGCCCAATCAGTCCAAAAGAACACATAATAAAAACAGGTCAATGGACTAACCCAATGCCTGCGATAACACGATTTATATACTTTCATTTCGATTCCTTTGCTTCGATGCCCTTTGTCAACCACTCGGTAAGTGGTTCACCCTTGATTAGATTGATTTTCAACATACGACCGTCCATGAACAAGGCTTTGTATTCTTCTTGGTCTTCTTCGCTACGATAGTGATAAAAACGTATTAAACCATCAAAATCATCACAGCGAACCCAGCGATGGTTGCTTTGTTTTATACTGCCACCAAACAATTGGCCAGGATCTTGATTCCACTCTGCGTCATACTCTTCGTACCACAGATACCACTCGCCTGACTCCAGATCCTGCTCGATCTTGTAGTTATCCAAGGCCTGCTCAGGAGTATCCTTGCTTTGATACTCACGTCCACGATAGTGAACATGATCAAACATGCCCATTACAGATTGATCCCCAAGGTAGCAGGTGAATGGTCCACACGGGCTCCTGTCTCATCCGTATAAAAATACGCATCCAAATCCTGAATTACTACACGCATGTCTGTGTGGCAGATATCGTAGTCCACAAATTCTTCCGGTGGTGCTGTGTAGACTCTAAACACATAGCGGTCGCCACCGCACCAGATCAGGATGCCTTCAACTCCGTCTGCAGATTCAATTTTCATTTTACCAAGTGCTCACATCAGTTATGTTCACGGTGGTATCGGTATCCTTGTCCGCATCACCAAATGCGTTG